GACTCTGAGAAGATAATTGTTTCATCTCAACCATTACTTGGTTCATTGTTCAAGTCACAGAACGGTGCAACATGGGATCCAAGTCAGCTGGAAGATCTTAAGTTTAATCTCTATAGAGCTGATTTCACTACAGAAACTGGTAGAGTTAATTTCTACAACCCAGATTTGGAAGTTGGAAACAGACAGATTGTTTCACTTGCTTTGAATCCAATTGATATGCTTGAGCATAACAAGATTGTTGGATTGGCTAATAGTTTAACTTCAGCACAGATTACTGGACTTTCTGAAGGTACTACAATTTATCAACAGAATAATCCAAACTTTAGTGCAAATCTCAATAAAGTTCTTGGTGCAATTGGAATTGGAAGTGCTTTAACTTTAACCAATGTTGGAACTGGATTTACTAATTCCTCCATTGTTTATAATAATGTTCCTCTAATTTCACAGACAGGTAGTGGTTCTGGTGCTGAGATAAAACTCCACGTTAATAATAGAATTGGTGTTGCTGCAACAGTTTCTATTGGTGGTACTGGATATTCAGCTGGTGATGTACTAACTGTTGATACAAGTAAGACTGATAACTTTGGTAAAGATTTAAGATTAACAATACCAAATAATGTTGGTGTTATTAGTGCATTTAACACAATTTTACTTGACAGAATACAAGGTCTTCCTAAAGTTGATGCTTCTTCTGCAATTGTTTATGTTGGTGCTGGTGGTACAACCGTAGTTAATGGTGGTGCTATCAAGTATCTAAACACTGTAACTGATGGATTGCATTTCAGAGTAAGACATCAAAATCATGGTATGTACTCTCCTCAAGATCAAGTCGAACTCTTTGGAGTTGAACCTGATGTTAAACCAGAAAAAGTAACTGCTTCTTTTGATTCTTCAAGTACTTCTGATATTAAGGTTTCTGCTGTTGGTATCTTTACTTCTTTTGAAAACTTAGTAGTTGATAGTTCCAATCCAGGCTATGCTCATATTGGTAACGAAGTCATTCAATACACTGGTGTTAATACATCTCAAGGAACTATAACTGGTATATCAAGATCATATGATACCACAAAAGCTGGTGATTATAATATTAATGATAAGATCTTTAAGTATGAGTTGAATGGTATATCTTTGAGGAGAATCAATACTTCTCACAAGTTCTCCGATACCGACCTTGCAACATATCCAATTGATGTCGATCATTATTGGGTTAAAGTTGGAGTATCAAGTCGTGGAGTGGATAGAGCAACTGGAAACTCTAGTGGATTCCCAGAATTATTCTGGAGAGAAACTAAATCTGGTGGTAGTTATGATCAACAATATGTAATGGTTGGTGTTCCATTTGGACCACAAGCAACACAGAATATTCCATTCAATATTATTAGACCTAATATTGGAACCTTACAACCAGAAGGAACATCAATTGAAACTAAGATAAGAACATTTAGTGGTAATAGTCCAGATGGATCTTTAGATGCTTATGTTGATCAGGGATATGAACCAATATCTCTTAACAGTAATAATACCATGAGTTCTCCAAGGATAATTGGTTCCAAGATTAATGAATTGAATAAGTTGGCTGACTTCCCTGGCAGGAAATCATTCACCATGCAGTTCTTTATGGATACTCAGGATCCTAAAGTCAGTCCAATGATTGACTTAGATAGAGTTAATATTATTACTACAATGGATAGGATTAACTCTAAGGTAACTGATTATGCAAGTGATTTGAGAGTTAATTCTCTTGATGGAGATCCTAGTGCCGCAGTTTATCTTTCTAAGGTTGTTAATCTTGAAAAGGCTGCTGATGGATTGACAGTTATGTTTGACGCATACAGACATGCTACCAATGATATAAGAGTTCTGTACAGGATATTCAGAGTTGATGCTCCACCACAGTACCAATTATTTGAACTATTCCCAGGCTTCGATAACCTAGATTCCAATGGTCTTGTTATCAATAAGGCTAAGAATAATGGAAAACCAGATAGAAGAATTCTTGCTTCTGGAACTGAGAACGATTACAAAGAGTACAAGTTTAGTACTGGAAATCTTCCACAGTTTAATGGATTCCAAATTAAAATCATTATGAGTGGAACCAACTATGCGTTCGTTCCTAAGATTCGTGACTTGAGGGCGATTGCTTCTATCTAATGGATAAAATAAAAGTCCAAGATAGTGCTTCGCTTTATAGAGATGCTGACTCTGGTGCAATAATTAATTGCTCAGATAGTGAATATGATAATTACATAAAAATGAAGAATCAAAAACTAACAGAGAAACAAGAACTTGATAAATTAAAAGATGAAATGAGTGAGATCAAGTCCATGTTGAACGTAGTTTTGAGCAAATTGTCATAAATAACTAAAATCTTCCTATTACTATGACGGCAAGAAATGTCAATCTAGTTCTTGATCAGGGTGTAGATTTTGAAGCAACTTTTACTATAAAAAATAATAATAACAGTTCTTTAAATTTGACTGGTTATACTGCCGAGTCTAAGATAAAGAAACACCCCGACGCTACAAAATTCAATGCATTTGTTGTTACATTCCCTGACAGGATTAACGGACAAGTGAAGGTTGCTCTTGCTAGCACATTGACTTCTACTATAGAAGGAGGAAGATATGTATATGATCTCGTTTTGACTTCACCAAATTCATATAAGACAAGACCCATACAGGGAAATGTCTTAGTAATACCAGGCGTTTCATAATGGCAGATTATCTAGTTACCTTAAATCAACCTGGCGAATATAACGTTGGTGTTGATTATGAAATTCCTTCAAAATCGATCCAATACGGTAATATCGTACTGGATACTATTTCTGGAATGAATGGGATTGGTAAAACATTTTCATTAACAGATCAAGGTGTTGCATATAGTCCAAATAACAATCAACAATTGATTGTATCCAAGAATAATTTACTTTTAAATCCAGCAACGGATTATAATATTTCTGGAGATAAGATTGTATTTACAACTGCACCTACTAGTACTGATAATGTTTTCATGATCGCTTTGGCCGCTGCTGCGGATCTTACCCGAACTGTAAATTATGTTATCGATAGTGGAAGTACTCCAATGGTCGCTGGAGATAAGGGTAGAGTAACTATAGATGTAAGTGGAAAGATTGAAAATGTACGAGTATTGTGTGATCAAACTGGAGATATTGTTTTTGACATATCAAAAACTAGTTTTCAGAATTTTCCCAATTTCACTAGTATCACTCAAAATCAAAGGGTTCAGTTGCAATCAGCAAATAAATACTTTGATGATGTACTAAATAACTGGGATACCACAATTGTTGCTGGAGACATCCTAAACTTTAACGTGGTAAGCGTGACTAATATTAGAAGGTTATTAATCTCTCTAAAATTAAAATTGTAGAATACTATAAATAAGTATAGTTCTTAAAGTCTAACCCCTCAGAGGAGTTGTATCGATGGCATTACTAGTCCCTAATATTGGTGAAATTGAGTCACTTAGATATCTGATAGCGCAAAATAATTTTGTTGCGGATCTCGAAGATAACTCACCGAGAAACCTTGTACTGAAACTCTTTACAAGTAACACCAACCCAGCTGAAGGGGACGTTCCTACAGCAACTGCTTACTTTGAACCATATATTGATGGTAACGTAAATGGTTACGGAACGACTGCTAATACGGGTTATCCTCAATGTGTGAACAACAGAGGAGATCAAGACTATAACCAACAGTACGGAATTCTACTGAACGGATCAAGATGGGTTATTAAGAACGTTGGTAGTGGTACAACTGCTACATACCCAGAACAGACTTTCACATTTACGGGACCTGCTGGTAACATCTACGGATATTATGTTACTAGAGCAAATAACATGCCTGTCGCAGTACAAGGGGTTGTACATTCGGCTAGTGTCGGCATAGGAACTACAGTTACTAAGGGTAATAACACAGACCCATGTATTGGTGTTGTTGGTAACTCTTATGTTACTATTGACCCACAGGTTAGTATCAACGATCTAACTCTTGGTCAGTATGTTGCAGGTAACGCTGGTATTCAGACTGGAACTCGAATCATAGGTATTGATAGATCGTTACAGACGATATATCTGGATAAAGCACTTATTGATAACATTCAGGTTGCTACTGACCCAAGTATTACATTCAGTTTCGGTAAGATTTCTATTAGCAACCACGGTTTAAAGAATGGTGATATTCTTTATATCAATGCTGGTGCTGGTAACACGACTCTTGAGTCCAATGTTTATACAGTCTTTGATGTACCTAACGCAGATGAGTTTGTAACAACTCCTTCTATGAGTGCTACATCTAACGGAGTACTAGGATTGAACACTGCTACACTATACTCAAGTATAATGTACGCTGAAAGATTCACAAACGGTCCTTACAACATTCAGAACAACGGTGACCAAATTAAGATCACATTGAACGTTGCTCTAGACTAACAAACAAACTAAATATTCAGTATGTGGGGTTTGCTTTATTTCTAAGCAGACCCTTTTTAATTATAGGAGGTAGTCTGGTATATGACCGTATTCGTCTATGACAATACGAAGATAGATGAATTCGTTGGAGTAGATCAAGGTTCAATCTTGATCTCTTCTTCGGAGAATATCGACTATGGCGACATAAACCAGGCTCATACCATAGAAAGAGATGCAAATTACTTCAATGTAGATGATTGGGGTGAGATTAGATGGACTGCTGATATAGTTCCATTTGGCCCTATTGCGAAGATAACATCTCTAGACACATACTATCAGGTTATATTCCCATCAGATAGTACAGTATTATTCGACGTAAGTGCTGCGGCACTAACCAGTCCTGTTAGAATTTGGATTGGTACAGGTACTATACATGAAATTGGTTCAGGTCTCGAAAGACTGGTTATACCAGATCTTGGAGCGGCTGGGCCAGTCATCTTCAACACCTCTGGTGTTGTTACTGAATCACTAAGCAAAGGAACATACACAGGTTCTGGTGCGATTGCCAAGACAGGGCTATCTGCTACCGAACTAGATCAAGTTTATCCGTGGAATGGATCAGGTACATTAACTGTATCTGGTGGAACATCAACTCCATTCGACGAAAGTTACCTCCCTGTAATTAAGAACGCTGCGAAGATTAAGGGCGGTTATGGAAGACAATATAAGAACGAAAGAGTAATATATGATTATTCTCGTGATCCAAGAGAGACTTGGACAGAGGATGATTATGGTTCAGTAACAACAAGACAAGGTTCTACATTCGGTAGTACATCATTATCATTTGATGCTACTATTGAAGATGCACTTGCGAAGGAAACTTCGTTTAGTGATACTTCAGTAATAACTGGAGATAATTACGGTTTAATAACAGATACACCAACAGGCTTTAGAGACGATGGTGTAATAGAAAGGAAGTTTGGTGGTCAGATATCTCTACACGAGTATCAGGCAACTGGAGTTGGTGCTGTCGAATCTAGACCATTCCACTTCACTGGTTCAGGAAGTATATTCAAACTTGCTCAGGCAACGGATGTACAACTTACACCATGTTACAGTGGTTCTGGTACTCTTGGTACGTTCTCTGGAACCAATTGGTTCAGTCAGGCTCCACAAAGTACAGTATTTGGTGTTGGTGATACTGTTACTGTATCTGGTTCTGCTAAGGAAGAGTTTATTGCTCAGACACCAGAAAGTACTGTACTATATGGTGTATCTGGTAACGCTAATACAGCAAGAACCAGACTCGCTCCTACTTCCAAGAATCCATTCAGGATTACTGGATCTGTATCTGATATCAGTCTGGTTACTGGTAGTGGAGATAAGTCGGGTACAGTACTCTACAATATTAGTGGCGGATACACCGATCTTAAGGCGGTTAAGGCAGACGGTAATATAAACCTCTTCGATATTACTGGAGGAATGACACAGGGCAAACCTGTATTCACTCCTTCTTGGTTCTCTCCTCTTGGAGATCAGGTTACAGAAGAACTGGATTGGGGTCTTATCAGTGCAACTCCAACTCAGACTGCGGAAGATTGGAATGTCATCCTCACAAACGACGAGACTATTCCGAAGGAAGCAGAGAATTGGGGTTACCTACTTCCAGACTTCAACTGGGCTCAACTTGGTGGTCAGCATTATCCAAATCTGGATTCTCTATCAACAGGAGAATCTGCTTGGATCAGACAGACTTCTGCTCTTACAGAAACTGCAACATTCCTCCTTTCAGAGGATCCAGATGTTGCAGCTGCACTTTCTTGGGAATCTTCTGGAAAATCTGGTATTGCTACACACAATGCTGGTATATTCATATCTGGAGAACTCTGGTTATCACAGGCTCCACAACACACAGTCTTCGGTGAGGAAGGAGAATTTACAATCAGTGGAACTGGTGGTGAGTCTATTACACCAGTCATTCCTGAAGGTAGTGGTACTCTCTTTGCTGTTGGTGGATCTGCTGAGGCCACAACCAAGGCATACCTTAAAGGTGATTACCAGTACATTGGTGGTACTGCTGGTCAGGTCTTCAGTCCCGCTCCTGTATGTTCTGGTGATATTACCCTTAAGACAGGAAGAGAAGAAGGTCAGACATATCTCAGAATTATTGATCTACCAGATGATAGATTTGGTGGAACCTTCAATATGGTTGGTGAAGGTCTCGGTCAGGCCTTCTACGCATATAATACTTCTTCCCTATTCATTGGTCAGACCAATGAGAATTACGGTAAGATTACTAATGATCCTGCTTACGGTTGGGATCTCAATCAACTTGGTCAGGCTTCTGGTACTGAGACATTCGATGATGAGACTAACAGATACTCACAAGATCTCCTCTTCAGTAATGGTGGTCTAACATACGACCAAGGATCTGGTGGTGTTACTGTTCTACCTTCCTTTGATAAGACTGCTAGTTACAGTATTGATGCTTCTACCACGGTTGTATCTCAGAATTGGGGTCTTCTTGGTGATCAACAGGTCGAACCTAGAGCTGACGCTCAATACACTCAAGAAACTCCACACTTCACTGGATTCAAACATCAGAGTGAGGGTACTAGGAACGGACTTGAAGACTTTGGTTGGGTTAATGAGACTGCACCAACAGCGAACAGGTATCCATTCCAGACTCCAATCAAGATTGTTGATGCTTCCCCTCTTGCTAAGACTCAGTGGATTCCGAAGTATCATGGTAAAGGCCCACTTATTGTTACTGGTCTTTCTACTGCTATTGAAAGAGTTTCTGTTGCAAGTAGTAACACAACACTATTTGACTTTGTTGGTACTACTTCTCCAGAGAAGTTTATTGCTCAGACTCCAGAGAATACCGTTCTTTACGATACCTCTGGTACTCTCGAAGAGAGTGTTGCCAAGGATTGGGTTGGTCTTGGAACAGTCAGTCTTACAAAACACAATGGTGTTGGATTTACCACTTACAGAAGAATCATCTTCCCACCATCAAGTGGTATTGCAACATTCAGTGGTGCTTCAGGTATCAGATGGAGTGGAGAACCTCCAATTGGAACATACCTACACATTATTGGTGGTGCATACTCAGGTCTCAAACTTTCATATGCTTCTCAGGCACAGAAAGTTACTACAAGACTTTATGGGGCAACACAACACCCTCAGATCGATTACACACCTCATTATGGTATCGACAGAAACATCGGTATCGAAACTGGATTCACTCTCAAGCCAGGTGGTGGAGAAGACAGAGTTACTGGTATCACAACTGCCAGCTTTATTCCGAACTATCCAGGCGGTCAATCGAGTCTCGATGGAAAAGGTGGAAAAACTCACGAGGTACTTACTCTCAGTGGTCGTTCGATCTCCAGAACCAACGCTCCTATCAGTACTCACGGTGTTATCTACATTCTGGGTATTGGTACAGAAGGCAATGGTGTTATCGATCCTCAAACAGGAGTCGGAGACCTTTATGGTGTCGAATTTGGTGCGAAGGAACGCTTTATACCTGCAACCGAATACGGTTTCGGGTCGATCATGTTCGACTTTACTGGAACTGCTCCAAACAGAGTTATTTCAGTATTTGGTTACTACGGAGACGACAGAGATCCAGGCGCTGGTACAAGTGGTCAAATCAGTATCAGGAACGAAGGTGCAATTGGATCTACAGAGAAACTTACTATTCAGGAAGTTGGAATATCCACATACAACTTCAGTGGTGCATACTCAGATCTCAAGGCAACCTTCACAGAAGTTGGATCTGGATCTCTATACTCCATTGGTGGATCTTCAGAGAATGTTGCAGCTGCGGAACTCGTTGCTGGAACTTCCATATTCAATGGAACTGCACAAGAGTCCTTCATTGCTCAGACTCCAGAA